TTGCAATCAACAAATTCGTTGATATATCTTCCTACTTCTTTATTCAAAGTAGGAAGAGGATACACTCTACCGTTTCGATTGCATTCTTCGGCAACCATGAATACACCTTCGATGAACAGATTTTTCTTATCGTCTGTTCCTTCGGTGATGTATCGAATATCTTCTACTGTTTCGGTGATTAACTTCATTATTTCTTCTTTCTCTTAGCCATTGCAGCCTTGATGGCTTTGCTTCTGGAACCTTTCCACTCATCGGTGGATGATTCAATCTCACCATCGCCATCATAATCCTTTTTGGCTTTCTTTGCTTCGTTTAAACCGTTGTTACCAAATGCATCCATATTCATTTTTTTTGCTTTGTTATCATTGCAATCACCGTCTTCGCAGTCCATTCCGCCCTCGTATTCATATGGAGAGTTTCCACCAATTCCACCTTCGTATTCCATGACTTCTTCATCTTCATCAGACTCTTCTTCGTCTTCTTCTGATTCTTCTTCTTTTTTGTGCTTCTTCTTACCTTCCATGATTTCTTCGACTTCTAGACGAAGATCGTTTGCATCATCGGTGGTTTCTTCGGTTTCTTCGGTGTTTTCATCGAGGAAAGTTTCTGGAGCATACTCTTCAAACTTTTGTTGAAGTCTCTCAGAGAGTTTTTGCATGAGAAGTTCCGTAGCAATCTTTTTGGATTCTACGATGTTTTCTGAAATTACGCTCTTGATTAGATTATTTGTGTCCATTTTTTGCTCCGTAAATTCTTTCCGCAGTTTTCACTGCTTTTTTGAAACCGTGATCAGATTCCAATATGAGGTTTATTAATTTATCCTTATGTGAACTATTTAGAGAATTGTATAGTTCGGCTAGGTATTTAGCCATTTTTGGTGTTATCTCTAACTGGGAACCATCCTTAGCAGTCATCCAATTAGTTGTATTATGGTTTATTGCATTGTTGAATTCTGCAATAGGCATATACTCAGTTTTTACTTGTTCCTGTATTTGAACTGGAACTCGTTTAACCTTTGGTTCTAATGTGATGCTTTCGAACAGTTTTTCAGAAGCATCAAGATATTTCTTAGCCATTTCTTCTGCTATTCTGTCAGAGATAGCAGAGAACAGTTGCTCTTTAAAGAGTTCTCTGTCGTTTTGTATAAGTGCTAGAAATTCTTTTCTGATACTCATTGCGGTGGTTGACCTTCTTGTGGTTGTGGTTGAATACCAAGAGCCATCATTTGTTGCTGTTGTTCGACTTCCTTGATCAACGCATCTTGCTGTTCCTTGGCAATCTGAGCATTGATTTCAATCATTTCTTCATCGGTCTGCTTTAGAATGTTCTTACGAATATATTCTTCTGAATAGAACTTACCAACAAAGTTACTGAGAGTATTCAACATGTCGATACGATCACGAAGAATGTCATTATCCTTTAGTTCGGTGAAGTATGAATCTTTGTTGAACTTGAAGGTAATATCTTGGGCAATCTTATTCCATTCATCCTCTGTCATGATTCCCTTAAGAATAACTTGAGTCTTAAGAAGATCGGTAAGGAATGCAGCAAATCTTAAACGAAGTCTTTCTATGAACTTATAGAACTTAACTTCGTCACGGGTGATTTCTGCCGATCTACCCATATTGAATCCGTTTTCTGACTCAAGACGAGAGATTGGAACATTGAGTGCGCGATATAGTTTCTTCTGTAGATAAAGAACATCTTCCATCTCTCCAAGGTTTTGACCACCATCGAGAGTTGTGATTTCTGTTCCTCTACCACCTTCTCTTCGTGGCATCCAGAAGTCCTCAAGCATGTGCTGATGGTTTCTGTCGTCACGGATTTGACCAGTGGCTGAATCGTAAGTAATCTTGTTACGATAGCGATTCATAATATCACGAAGATATTGTTCAGCTTTCTGCTTTGGAAGATTACCGACATCGACATAGAAAATTCTACGCTCTGGTGCGCGGGAAATGCGGTAGATGACTACTGCATCTTCAATCTGACGCAACATGTTTAGCGGACGAATTGCTTTCTGTAGATATCCAATTACTCTCTTGGTTACTGAATCGACAGTACCGGAGTGACAGTAAGTAATGGTATCAAGTGTGAATTTATAACCAGATGGAGTCGTTGGATACATTGCCTCTTTATCTGTATCTGCATAGACATAATATTCTTCGATTTTCTTTACGAATGGAATAATCTGTCCACCAGAAACTCTGGCTCTATCCTTTTCAATTTTTCTTACCTTCTTGATCTTAATTGGATCAACAGGAATAAGAGAAACTAATCCTTTAGCAGGATTTTCTTTATCAATTTCTTTGAAGTAATAAATCTTGCTATCGATATACCATCTTCTGAAAATTTCATGACACCGATTGGTGAAGTCAAGAAGTTTTAGAATGTGATTGTATTCGTAGTAGATCTTAGTCTTGATTGTGTCTGGAAGATTGACATAATCCAAATTCAATTTGATTGGTTTTCTGTCTTCACCAATCACAATACTCTCATTGACAATATCTTCGATGGCTGAATCCACTTCTGGGTGGAGAGCCATACCACGATATTGACCGATGAGTTGATTCTCATCTCTAATAGAACCGGAGAAGTCGATGGATGTACCAAAGACTCCTCCGGCTTCAAATGTATAGGTTCCATCATATGGCTCAGGAGTTACCGGAATCTGACTTGATTCTAGATTCTTTGTCTCCTGATCGTTCTTCTTACCAAAACTAAAACCAAAGATATCAAACGCCATAATATAGGAACCTTTTTGTTAGATGAGATTAAACTATGCCAACTGCTTCGTATTGGAAATGTGTATATGCAATTTGTAACTGAAATTGTACCAACTGATTGGCTGCACCCATGTCTAACTGAACAGGACCAACTTGAACTGGCCATGCGTTCTTCAAATACACTTTTCTTAAAGAAGTATCGGATGCATGATCCAAATGTTCTACGGTAAGATCTATGCAGAAATTATCTTTTTGTGATCTCTTTTCCGCAACATTGGTTTCATGGTTATTGAATTTTTGTGACCATTCGTGATAAGCAAACCATGTATCGTTTGCACCAGTATCATCAAGAACAGTTACAGCCCATTCGTTATATGATCTATCGCCTGGGAACTTATACATTCTTCCACGGAAAGGAATTGGAATGATTCCAACAATGCTTTCTGGTAGTGTTGCTGCAACGCAGTGAGTCTCCACGAACAAACCGTTTGAAGCAAGTCCGGTTGGATCTGTTGCGGTGATTCTAAACCGATTTGGTCTAGTACCACCATTGAAGGCTGATATAAAATTTCCTATTGAGTGAATTGACATATTATTCTCCTATGTGTTACTTTTTATTAGAGTTGTGCGTCAGTATTTAGGTTAGTAATGGTAACCTTCACATAGTTAATAGACTTAGTTGGTTTGATGTAAATGTCTGCTACGAATTGATTTGAATCCAATATTGCGGCAGGATTGTTTGACTCATCGCAGACTACCTTGAAGTCGTAAAGACCTCTACCATCTTTGATGTTTTGTAGGAATCCGGCGGCCGCGTTTGAAAACAATGAACGAGTAATTGCATCGTTTACTTCGAAGAGAACACCATTTGCAGTTCTTCCTAGAGTCCTCTTGATGTAATTGATTAGACGAACGACATTCACACGAGTTAGAGTAGAAGTTGTAGTTCCTTCTTGTGTGATATCACCGAATAGGTAGACACCATCACCAGCAATACCAATTATGGAATTGATTTTGTTGTTGTATAGATTATCTTGTTCGGTTGCAGTTGGGTTCTTGATTAACCGAACAGTGTTGAGGATTCTTCCTCTACGAGTTCCTGCTGGTGAGAACCAGCGTTGTGAATCTCTATCTGTTCTTACAAAGCATCCGGCGGCATCGCTGGCTAGTGGGATGGTGACATAATTTGTTGTACCAGTGTTAGATATACCCAACATAACCTTTTCACCACCAACTGCGAATAACTTATTATCAGCATTGGTTAGTGATGGAAATACGGTTGGAGTAGTTGGAACACCACTACCACCTGTATAACCAGTGTAGGTTACACCGACGATTCCAATAATGTCATCTCTATATGATGTTATGGCTGATACTGCTGTGTAATGATCAAGGTTTGCCTGTGCAGTAAACATTGAGTCGAGACCAATACCTGCATCATAGAAAGTCGATGCGGTTTCTGCAATCTTGAGAACACCACCGTAAGTTAGGTAGTTATAGGCTGAGTACCAATCAGTTGCCCATGAACCAGTTGGTCCAGAACCAGCAGTACCACCGAAAGTTGTTCCGTTTAGTTTTGCTATCCAGTCACCTATTGTTTCGACTGTCATGTAACCGACTTGATTGTCTTGGGTTACACCGAACAGGTCTACCAGAGATGGATTTGTTAGACTAACCATACCGGAGATATGGGTGCCTTGCGCTTCAGATCCAGCCACTACGAATGAATTGTCTACTAAAGTTACTGTTACTTTTGGTCTTGTTGGCATGTTTTGCTCCTAGAGATGTCTTACTCTAGGGGTATTTATTGATTTGATTATTTCAGTCCTTCGGCATTCCAGACATCGGTTCCGTCTGAAAACGACTTCATATCATCTTCATCATACGAAGAAATAAAACCAAATGGTGCTAAATCTTCCTCAAGTTGTTTGATTTCGTTTTGAAATAGAGCCATTCTGGTGTCTAGGTTGGTAAGTTCCTTGAAATAGGGTTGACGAGACAACCAAGCAAACAGAACTAGAGACATAACCAAGTCATCATTGTGTCCTTCCTCGGCAGAATAACTTTGTGCTTTACTAACAAATGACATCAATTCTGTTAAGATTTCGTAGTCTTCTAGGATCAATTTGTCCTGTTCTATCATGTTTTTGAGAACAGAACAACCAAGTCTTTTTACTTGTGAAGTAGTTCTGACACCAAAAACGCTCTCTCCTTTACCAAATCCACCACTTACAACTTGTCCTTTTCTTCCCTTCATGCTAGACATAAGCACATGCTCATACTCCAATTCGCTGTGTAGGATGTCTGCAACCTGACCACCAATGTCATTGATCTCAATAAAAAGATAGGCTTTATTGTACTTGTATCCGGTTTTTTCTATTACAGTCGGATATAGCATAGGAGATATTAAGTTATTCCTAAACTTACATACTAATCTATAAGGTGAACTTGTCGCGTCAATTACGGTAAACGCGCTATAGTCCTTTCCTTGTCCTCTTGCGGTGTCCACCGCAATAAAGTATAAATGATCATCTTTTGGTTCTTCGTAAACAGTCAAACCATCTTTAGTTGTATAGATTGGTTCTTTCCATGCCATTGCATTCAATTTAGCAGTGGAGATCAAAGTATTAGATGAACCCAAGAAGTTACATTCGAACTCAGATTCGAATTGCTTCTCAGATGTCTGCTTGATCATCTCCTCTTTCCACTTCTGATCCCGGAGTTTACCACCAGCAGTAGATGGAACCTGCGACCAGTGAACCTCTATGGGAACATATTCATTCTTTCCAGACTCTCCGGGTTTCTTCGTAGCGCCCTTCCAGAGTTTGTAGAACATGTTTAAACCATTTGGGGTAGAGATTAGCAATACCTTTGTACTCAAACCAGAGGTAATGGTTGGGAACACGGAACTGAAGAATTCTTCTGCGATGTTCTGTGGGACGAATGCAAACTCGTCAAGGAACAACAGATTGAAAGATCCACCACGGACAGCAGATGCTGAGGTAGAGGATGCTAGGATCTTAGAACCATTCTCTAGTTGAATAGATCCTTTGTTCCATTCCAGAATACCTTGTTGCAACCATTTTGGTAAATACTCGTAAGCCAATTTCAAACGAGACAACATTTCGCGTGCCGTAGATTGCTTGTTAGCAAGAATGGCTACGCTCATGTTTTGGTTGAACAGAATGTAATGAAGAATGTATGCAATAACCGTAGTTGATTTACCAGACTGACGAGGAAGTTTGGCAATCACATAACGATTGCTGTGGATCTTATCAATGATATCTTCTTGATAATCATACAACTCGAAAGGTACAAGACCTTTATCTAGAGTTACAATCTTAACATAGTTTTTAGTGAAGTAGATCGGATCGTTTGCACACTTCACATATTCTTCTACTTGTTCTTTTGTAAATTCAATTTTTACTCCGGGTCCCTTTAGATTGGGATTACCGAGGTAACTTTTATTGTTGTTCTTCCCCATTGGTATCTAATGCCTTTCTTCTGCTGCGACTTTCGTTTACTAAGTCTTGCAGATCACTTGTCGAACCAACATATATGGCATTTGTTGTGTTATTATTAACAGTGATTTTTTCTTTTTCAATTTCTTTCTTTTGCTGATGAAGACCCATTAAGTCTTTATTCATTTCAGCAAGTTGCTTTGCAAAATTTGATACAACCTCAAAACCACGAGGAGAATCTAAACTTTGAGCCAATGATATTGCATTATCTAGACTGTCTTTACCCTTCTCAATTAGTTCTTTAAGATTTTCCCTAGCATATTCAAAGTCTGAGTCCATTTTCTTTTGTTGGACTTCTGGACTTGCTGGTTTTACTGTTATTTCTTTCGGTGCTGGTTTGAAATTCACACCTAAACTTTGAGAAATAGAATCAAAAACTTTTGGTACTTCTTCGTTCATAATTAATCATCCTCAAAAATATTAATATCAACTTCCTTGATGATTCCAGAACCACCTTCTTTGATACGACCATAGATGTATGCTTTGGCTGTAAAGGAAAAAGTTGAAACAATCATTCTTCTAGAAGACATATCACCTTCATATGTCTCTGTTAGATTTGTACTATTCAACACAATTGGAACATCGACATTTACATCCAATTCATTCATGTTTAATGTTACTATGAATTCTGGAGAGAAATAAGGAAGTATTTGTTCTATGATTTGAAGGTTGTCTTCGATTGTTCTGGTAAAACAATACAAACCATATTGAACATTGTATGGCACTTCAGCATAAGACTGATAAGTGTTTGTGTTCTGTTCGTCTATCTTTACGCTTCTTGACTTTGTATTTAACTTATTGATCTTTCGAACCGGATCATATTGAAGATTAGTAATTTCAAATCCCAGAAGTGGAAGTACTGCTTCAAGTTTGACATTATCTGATATAGAACTGGCTTCAGTTAATCTTCGGATAAATTTTTCTTTACCGGAATAAGTGATAGGAACATTTATTTTTTCTGCTACACCATGAGATGTTCGATTTTGTACATAGATTTCATCGAATAGACCACCAAAGGCTAATGTTAATTTTCGTAAAGTTTGATTATAGTAAT